AAGAGGATCAGGGCCACTACTACGCCCCCCGAAGGTCTTGAGTCTTTCGCCTTTGCCACGTAGTTTAGAAATATCCCAACTAGGAACTTGGCCCGAATACAAAAGACTAACCAACTCACGGAAAGCTTTAGCCCAACCAATTTTACTGTCGCTAACATGGATCGTAGTATCTGTTTCATTAAATGCCTCTGCTACTTCTGGTAGTTTATTTACGGACTGACGTTCGACTGAAAAGCCTACACCAGTTCCACACATTAATACGTATAAGATTTCATCGAACACTCTGATATGATCTACTGCTATATATGAGCAGTTAAAGCCAGCCATGTTGTCACGATCAAGTGCAATACCGGCTGTCATTAAGCAACGCATTGATGGCATTACTTCTAGGTTGTAGATAGCATCATAAAGTTTCTTACCTGTTGCTTCATCTATCTGTTTGCGTCCCTTCCAGAAATCAATATATCTCTGAACTGTTTCGTCCCACGTCTCTCGTCTGTTGTCATCTTCTCTCCAACGTGCGTAACGTGACTTGTGAATGTACTGCTGATATGAATCCATCATTCTCCCCACTTTCCTCTAAATTTTTCGCATAGGCTTTTAAAACAACTCCAACATACATGTATGTCTTCAATTTTATGCGTCTCTTTTACTTTTTTCTCACAGTGCTGACACCTGTGTTTATTAGAGCTTGCCATTCGTGCCTACTCCCATGCAAACTGGACATGGCTTTGCAGCCTTATACAAACCATCACCTTGAGGTTCATAACCATATAATCCTGTGCCGTAACAAGCTCTGCACTTGTCTTCTTTTACTTCGTTGGTCATCGGTTATCACCTGAGCCTTTAAGTTTATTCTCAATCTTACGCTTCATTGTTTTGTTCATGTTCTCGAATGCTACGTCACTTAGATTTAAACCCATGCGATCAACAAGCATTGCTAAGTACCAGAAGACATCACCTAGCTCATCACTAACTTCTTGCTTATGGTTTGGACGCTCACCGTCCCTAATTTTTTTCTTTATTTTATCAGCTACTTCACCAGCTTCAGATACTAGACCAAGAGTAAGATACTCAATGGCTAAGTCTTCAGGAAAGATTGCTGTGTCATTACATTTTGCTTGAAAGTAATCAAAGCCTTCAAACATGCCTTGTAGATATTCGTAAGATACTTGGTTCACCAGTTAACTCCTTTAGTTTGTTTCATTAGTTCAATCATTTTCTTTAAGTACCACTGTGCTTTCTCTGCATCTTGGATAGGGTAGTTCTTTGCCCAAAGGCGAGAGCCAGTATATTTAATTACATTGCCGTGGCAGTATGAGATAGCTTCGTACTTACCTAACACATCGACAATGTAGTCAATGGTTTCAATCTCACCTACGTTATAATGGTCGGGTTTGTTTACTGGGTCAGCGTGTACACTTTTATATGCTTGCGTTTCTTTTGCTGCTTCTGCCTTCATACGCACACGAATGTCTTCAACTTTTTCTTGCGCTGCTTCTAAGTTTTTTACACGCCAATCGTAACATGCGTCCCATGCTGCTGGTGTTTCATCATTTATGCCGCCCATAACTTTACCTCTTTTGTTTCAAAATTATATTCACCATCACGTAGTATACGTGCTAGTCTTGCATTCTCTATAGCTACCTCTTCACCTAAACCTTTAGATGCAAAAGCATCGACAACGGTTTTCCATGTTGCCCCTTTATCACTGAGCAGTTGCTCTGCTTTCTTAGCGCCCACTGTTGGACAACCTTTGTAGTTATCCGTAGAGTCACCTACTAATGTTTGGTAAAGAAAATTATAATCAGCTTCTTCTAAATCTACGTCCTGTACCTTACCATCAATCAAGTGGTATGCAGGAATAGTAAGTAAGTCTTTATCAAGTGACCAGATAACAGTATCAAAACTTCTACTACCGAGGATTCCTAGTAAGTCATCGGCCTCTAACTTGTCCTCAACCATGCCGTTATAATTTATTGACAAATAATCTTTAGCGTACTTGAGCAGCATCGGCTTACGAGTAAGCTTACGGTTAGCTTTGTAATACGGAGCCACCTCTTTGCGGTACAGGTTGTCTCCTGAAAGACAGGTGATAACTTTATCACACCCTGACTCTGCTATGATCTTACTCATGAACTCTTCCATCGACCCTACGACATCTTTCTCATGGGCGTGTAGTGTCCATATACCGTTACCCCAATTGATTGGAGTCTCAGCAATGGTTGCAGCTTTGTAGGCTACAATGTCACCGTCAACTAATAGTGTTCTAGACTTCTTCATCATCTTGTCCTTCCATAAATTTATCAAATTCTTCTGCGCTCATAGTAACCATCGTGCTTACTTGGTTGGACATCTTCCAGTGGATGATAGATTCAACAATCCATTTGAAAGCAAAACCAAAAGAGACGGCACCAAAACCAAAACCTAAGATTAAATTGAGTGTACTTGTTTCCATAATTATTCCTTGTGTTTTACTAAGCGTAGTTTTCGAGTTCTAGAATCAAACAGTATGTACTGCACACCTAACTCTTTCTGTAGTTTTGTGCGGGCTTTAGAATTGTTAGCCCTATTTGGATTACTATTCATCTTGACATCAAACAAGTAAACCTCACCATCTTTAATACCGACAATATCAACAGCACCTGTACAACCTGAGTTATGGAAGACTTCAAACCCTTCATCCCACAACCACGTAATTGCGTAGTGTTCTGCCATATCTCCCAAGCGGTTAGCATCAGTGAGTTTCCGCCCAGCTTGTCCCGACTTGGAACTCCGAGTCGAGAGGGCATTTGAAGTTGTAAGCTCGTTCTGTTTCTTTAATGGCTGCTTTAGTGATTTCACCAATTTCATCCTCTAGCCCCTTCTTAACAAGTATCTGAACTTCATCATGAACAAACGCCACTATCGTAACTTCTTCGTTAGTGTAGCCTTTAGCTCTTATCATATTTTCTACAGTTGCGTACCACTTCTTACAGATGATCGCTCCTGCTGATTGGAGAAGAGTGTTCAATGCTGCGTGTGGGTGACGGATAGGAATCAACCTACCATCTAAACCGTTAATAAATTTCTCACCACGCTGGTTGTCTAGTTTATTGTTAAGAGCTTCTGTTAGTTTCTTTAACGCTGGAGTCTTAGCCAGAAAGCGTTTCTTAATCTGACCTCCTTCCTTCGCACCTTTACCAATGATCTGCCCTATCTTCTCGTTCCCTGCTCCGTATAGAAAGCCATAGATAAATGTCTTGGCTTGGGGGCGAGTAGCAAGTCCTGCTGCTTCTTGATTAGCTGTATGTATATCACCTTCTAAGATTTCTTTACCATACCTACCACCGTCAAAGCGATTCATGTAGTGAGCTAGGCAGCGTAGTTCTAAGCCGCTTGCATCTGCTCCGAGTAATGAGTAACCGCTTGGTGCATGGAATAACTCTCTGCATTCCTTACCAAAGGCTGCTCCTGCGGAAGGTACTTGAGCAACATTAGGATCACTATGAGTACAGCGGGAAGTAACAGCGCCCATGTGATTAACCCGCCCGTGGATGCGTCCAGCTTTTTCCAGTTTAAGCCATGCTTGTTTGCCATTTCCTAATTGCCCCAGTCGTTTGTTTAGCATTAAGAACTCAGTCAATAATGCAGCTTCAGGCAAGTCAATTCCTGCCAAGATTTTTTCGTCAACTTTCGGTTCTCCAGATGGAGTGAACTCTTTAGGAGTCCAGCCTAACTTCTGTAACCTGTCTGCAATCTGTTGTCGGGATGCAGGGTTAAAAGGTATAGTCTTTGTTTTGGTCTTGAGCACAATGATAGTAGGCTCAAGAGTTTCAACTAGCTTTGTTTCTATTTCTAACTTACGTGTTGATAAGAGAGTGTAGAGCTTCTGTGCTTTCGGTACATCAAAAGGAAAACCTTCTTCTTGTTGTTTAATAAGAAGTCTATTCATCTCATGTTCAAGACGCATAGGTTCTTCAGGATACTTCTTCGATAAGATCAACTCGTACAGCTTGACGTTAAGGGCTACATCTTGCACACAATAATCTAGCATCTCAGGTGTGTAAGCATCCCATGCTTCGTCCTGCTCACCGTAGTCACCCTTATGGAACTTTAAGCGTTGTCCCCATGCCTTTAACGAGTGTGAACCAATTAACTTATTGTCAACGGTACGCTTGAGCATGTCTTTTTCTTTCATGTTAGGCCAGATCAAACGTGAGGCTACTAAGGTGTCGAATACTTTAGCTTTAGGTTTCCAGCCATAAATCTTTTCTAAGACTGGTAAGTCGTAGTTCATGACGTTGTGTCCGCCAATAACCTCTGCTCCGTCTAAGGTAGCAAGAGCAAAACCTATTCCAGTAGGGTCGCACCTCGTTACCTTGCCTGTGTCTGTGTCTTGTATAGCAACACAATGAACCTTAGTTACATCATCTAATAAACCATCTGTTTCTAAATCAAAAATTAACATATATCATCTCGCTGGATTGATTAAAAAGGTGTGTCGTCAAAGACACCCTCCGACATTCTACCTGTTGTTGCGGAGTAGGATAACTGACCTGCTATACCAGTCTCACCTGACCACCTGTTCTTTAATACTCGTAGTGTTGTAATGTTAGATGACTCTTCATCTTGCTGATTTCTTTCTAACCCTATAACAATATCAGATAGCTGGCCTATGGAGGCACTGCCCCTGAGTTGCGATAGAGAAGTCATCACACCTTCTTCATGTCCTTTGTCACCACTCGGTCTTCGTAAATGCGATACAACAATCATACCTATATTTAATTCTTCTGTAATTGATCTGAGCTTTGTCATCATGTTATCGATGATACGTCTTTCATCACCACCTTCAAGACCACTAACAACAATACTAATGTGATCTAAGATAATGTACTGACAACCGCAACCCTTGCAAGGTATCGGATCTTAGCGAGTAAGTTATCACCCTCTGTTGATCCCCAATGGTCATACATAAAGACTCTGCCTGTTCCTAGTGTTGCGTCAAACGCTTCACGCATATTTTCTTTAGGTACTTCCTCAAGATGTACAGGTTTGTTTAAGTGTAAGGACATCAATCCCTGAGCTGTGCGCTTACTGGATTCCTCCAACGCAACGTAGCCTATGGTAGCGCCCTCGTTCAGTAGATGATATGCAAACTCTCGTGTGAGCTGACTCTTACCTAAACCTGATCCTGCTGTTACTGTTACAATCTCACCTAACCTACAGCCGCCTATCTTTTGATTAAGCTCTGCATACGGGTAAGGAACACTGTGTACCTCTTTCTCCGTTGACACTTCTTCCCATAGATCAGCACCATTAATGATACCATCTGGTTGGAAACCTTTAGCTGACCAGAAGCAATCTATTAACTCTGCGTGTCGGCCAGCCATAATCATATCGCTTGCATCTTTAAGTGGTAGCTTTGCGATCTTAGCTTTGCGAGGTGATAGTAGTGCTGCACATTCAAGAGCTGCTTCCTGTCCTACCTCATCATTGTCGAACATAAATACGACACTTTCAAACTTCTCTAACCATTCTATAGCTTGCTTAATATCTTTCTTAGCACCTGCTGCACCAGTCTTTAAACTTACTACAGGCCACTTGTGATCGAACGCTTGTGACATTGAGAGGGCATCTAGTTCCCCTTCAACGATGGTGACATTCTTGCCACCGTCTCTCCATAACCATTGTCCGTAGAGTCCAGCTTCTTTGATTGCTCCACGTACTGAGAAATTCTTTCCTGCTGTTCTAATTTTTTGTGCAACTGTCTTGCCGTCCTTGGTTTTGTGATTTGCAATCTGCGTTGTCTGACCATTAAAGGTTCCTGTTTGATAATCCCAAAACTTAACTGTCTTTTCTGTGAGACAGCGCTTAACTAATACTTCATGTGTTCCTGTTAAAAAATCTACTGGTTTAATCTCGATCACCTTAGCCTCCTCTTGGGATTGCCCATACGTATTACACGCAAAGCAAAAGGTGTGACCATCAGTGTACAAACTGTTTGCATCTGACGAGCCACACTTCTCGCATGGAGTGTGCATTAAAAATTCACTCTCCTGTTGTTCCATTACTCTATTCCTGTAGGTTCGATCTCGACAGTAGCATGAAAACCCATGCCCTTAACAGCAGAGGTGAATGCCTCTTCTAAATCGACAAGGGCTAGATGATCCCCACGTCTTATGATGGTAGCTGTTGCGCCATCTGCATCACTACTGTTATCAGTTATTGCTACTTCAATTCTAAAACTAGTTGAACCACTCATCAGGTATGATCTCCTCTGCGTAAATAAAGTTATGACGCTCTGCCCATTCTGAACACGTCATCTTAGTACCATCTTTTCTTTTCTTAGCTCCCTGCACTGTGCTGTTGTTACGTTGAAAAAGAAAACGAATGTCTAACTCAGGGTGTTGTTCCTTCATGCTTCTCATCTTACGTTGAGCATCTTGTCGGAAATAACCTTTGACCTCGATGTAAATGTCCCCAATCTTTAGATCAGGGATGTAGTTACGTTCTACCACATAGGGTAGCTTACAAGGTTCATACTCATAAGCTATCCCACGGGCGTTGAGGTTAAGCTGTACTCGTTCTTCTAGGGTCGATCTAGAAGTCAGCGGCATCAGCAAGCTCCTTTATTACAGGAGCATTAGCGGCTTCAGTAGCAGGAGGTGCTACGAAACCATCTTCCTCATCAAAGACACTAGCAGCGGAGTTACCGTACTCTACTAGGTCAATTACTTGCACTGCTTTCAATCGTAATGAGACACCAGCTTTCTTAGTGCTCGCCATAACATACGGGATTGGTTCAAAGGCTACCTTAACACGAGAGCCATTGCCTACCAGTACGTCTTTACTGATTGGTACTTTCTTTGAATCCAGTACAGCAGGTTGTTGTTCGTAGTAAGTGCCGTCACGTTTCTGTACCTTAGCTTTGAGTTTGAACTTAAACTCGACTAAGCCTGTGTCATCACCTGTCTCACGATCAAAGACTGTAGCACATACGTCTTGAGTGGTCAGCGTATTCTTGAGGCGGGGATCTTCTTTAATCGCCTCATTAAACTTTGCTTGAACTATGCCTTCTAGTCGCTCACTCATTGCAGCGGCATCAGCTACCGGCATTTGTAGATTGATACTGTATTCACCCAATGGGTTAAACTTTGTATCAGGTTCAAATACTTTAGCCCATAATACGCTGCCTTCTAATACTAATATATTTTTAGCCATGTTATTTCTTTCCTAATATAGTTAATGTTAACGGGGTGGTGGCTATAGGGGAACCTTCGAGATTAGGCGAAAAAGTAATCACTTAATAAGACCTCCTCTATATCCAACGTGCCTCGCTGTGGTGGTGGTGGGACAACTAACTCATCCCCTAGTGAAGTTACTGCGTGTGTGTAGAGATTAAGCAGTACATCATGTTCTTTATACATCTCAACAAATGCCTCTCTGAGTTTCATATTAAGTAGCGGCATGTTTGGTGAGTGTGTTCCATAGCTATCGTGAACCATAGCAAAATCTACAACTCCTGCTTTGATACATTTATCTACGGTGAAGGTTAATGCAGCAGCGTCTAACGAGTGTACAAAGTTAGGACTACTACCTGACACGCTCTTTTTCTTATCAATCTCGCTCTCTATTGGTTGATTATAGTTTAATTTAACGATAGATCCGCTTAGATGTGTCTTAATCCTCAATTTATTTGTGTTTATGTAAGCCTGTCGCACTAATAACCCTGTTGGAGTCACCCATTCAAACGGTTTGTTGTGGTCGCAGTACAGTTTAGCAATACTTTTAATGTAATCCATAACCTCATGTGCTGATTGTATGACCTCATTGATAGCTTGCCAGACAAAACCAGACAAATACCTAGCCGGTTTAAAGAAATCGTCACCCCAAGGGTTACTACCTGTACATTTATCAGCCAAAGCATCAGCTATATAGGCGCTGCATGAGTGCCTTGTGCCACTGTAAGGTACAATCATCACTGGCCTCTTACATATCTTACGGTCTATACCAATGTTAAGTAGCTGTGTTGCTAGTTCATTGTTCTCTTGTTCTAATAATTCAGTTGCCCGCTTTGCTACGTCCGAGTAAATGTCCTGAGGTTCTTTACTTGGCGTTAAGTTTACTGAGCGGCCCCCTTCATAGTCCCTGAGCATCGCTGAGAGGTGTTGTAAGCCGTTACATGAACCATCACTGGCGCAAGGTAAACGTGTCTCATACGGCTCCCCATTAGCTCTGGCGGTGGTATACTCTGCCCATTCTTTACACCATGCTAAGGCTTGCCAAGGTTTGTCTGCTTCTTGCCACCATTTGTTACCTAAGGGATCGTTATAAACGTCAACAGCGTTGTTAGCGTTCATATAAGCCCACATCTCACGATCTTCTAGGCTAACCTTATCTACTCCGAATACGTTAGCGCCGTGTATAGCGAGCCACTGTGCTTCCTCTGGCTTCGTGATAGTAGCTGACTCTGCAAACTCTAGTAATGCTTTGGAGTAGTCGGCATTCTGTGGTGATAAGAAAGATTCTACTGGATACTTACGTCCTCTAAAATCTAGCTGCCATACATACCACATCTTACCTATGCTTTTATATTCCTCTGCTATCTGGATGGTACGCTCTACCTGTATACGTCTTGACATACTCTTGTTGTTAATGGTGTGTACTTTCTTACGTACAGACTTAAATGTATTAAATTCTATTATCTCTTCTTCGTTAAGATACTTAGGCTCTTTACTAAATGGATACTTTGGTAAGTCTAAGTTGTCTCTTGGAGGTAAGCCTACCCACTCCTGCCCACTGTCCCAACAAGTCCTGAGAACATCAACAACAAAACTATTAATCTGCCAAGGTGTTCGTTGTAAGGCATTCACACACTGATATTCTAGTGAGAGGTCAAGCTGTTCAATTGTATTAATATATTCCTGCGCTGCTTTTCTCATGTATGAACCCTCACGAATGGTAACTTGTTAATGTGATCAGAGTAGTAACCACCCCCCCAGAAACCTTCCCAATCTTTTGGTTGAACTATACAAGGGCTATACCTTGGTAGTGCAATCGAATTGGTATCATTGAATGCTTTAATCCACTCTGACGTTTCACCTGTAGGGATTACATGCCAGACTGTTCTGTTCTTGTTGATACGTTTGTCTAACTTTACTACGCCTGTGGTGTTAATGATTATGTCCACCATCTTAATGCCTACATGGATACGCTGCTCATTGCTCCAGTTAGGTATCTCAATGTCATCTAACTTCATCTTGTGGTTAAGACCGTGACGCTTGTGATCAAAACCTTTATCAGATTTCTTGTTAGCCTCCTTGATCATGTTACCCGCAACACCATCTTGCAGACTAAGCCAATGATCTAATCTCTTCTGTGTTTCTATCTGTACTCCTATGTTGCGAGCCACTGTTAGTAGTGTGGTCTTGGTTGCTATGTTGTCGATCAAACTGATCAAGGCTAAGTAAGCTACTTGGTCAGGCTTCATCTTCTGTATAAGTCTTTTGGTTATGTTTCTGTTTTGTGTGTTGTCCTTCATCAACGCTTTGATGGAGTCCTCTATTGGTTGAACGATACCTTTAATAATTGTTCGCCCATGTTTAGTTTTAGATCCTAAATCTTTTTCTAACAGATCATCTAGTTGTTTGTTAAACCTGTCGATGCCTGATTGAACCATTTGATATTCTAGCTCTACTTGCTCTTCAATAGTAGCCATGTCGATACCTCTATGCGGTACGTTTATGTGAGTATATGTGTCCTTAATCATAACTCCCTACGCTTGTGGAGTAATGAGGACACTCGTATTTTCTTTATGTGCTTTATATCTGCAACCAATAACATCGGATGCGTAGATAGTACGTATGGGATTAGGAAACCGATGTTGGTTTTAAAAATCCCACACATGCTATCGTTTTGATTCACTGTGTCCCCTCTTTAGGACACATTAGGACACAAATAGGACACATCTATTTACCCTCTAGTATGTTGATGCCATCTAGCAAACCTTCAGGTGCTAGGTAAGCGTACTTCATTGTTGTTTGGATGTTGCGGTGTCCCATCCATTCTTTAACTTTAAATATATCCATGCCGCCCATGACTAACTTACTACAGCAAGTGCTGCGAAAAGTTTTCCATATTGCTTCTTGCATGTTTGTACGGTTGCGTAGTTTCTGCCACCGCTTCCTGAACTGTCTTGGGTGCTTGTCAAACGTAGTACGTTCAACACATTCCAACACACGTTCTGTTACTGGTAGTAGTAAGTCATCACCATTCTTGCGATCTGGTAGCATCAGTCCCCACTTGTTACCAATAGGTATCGGTGTTGGATCAAACTTTAATAACTCACTTGCTCGCATACCTGTATCTAGACTAACAACTGCTGCATCATGTATGTAGTTCTCACCCATGTCTAAGAGAGTATCTAATAATAACTTCTCCTGTTCAGGGCGATACCACTTAACAGAATGATTAGCTTCTTTCTGTCTGTGAATCTTAGGTAACTCTGACAACTGGTTGTTATCAACTGCCATGAGTAAGCCTTGACGTAAGCAAGAGAGATGTCTGTTGATTGTGCCACCTGACCTACCTTGTTTCTTCATCATCTGGACGTAGCCTTTGATGAGCTGTGTGTCCACCTTGCTTACTGGTGTCTTGTGTCCGAACCACTTAGTTAAACATCTCATGGTACTAGGCACATGATCTTCACTCTTTGTACCTTCCCACAATGTTTCGTATGCTTCGTCAAGTGATCGACCTAACGACCATGCCGAAGATACTCCAGTGTCGGAGTTAATATGTGTTGGAGGCATCAACCCACGTTTAAGCGCATGTCTTGCCTGTGCTTCCCATAACTCTGCATCAGCTAAATGAGTAAAAGATTTTCTAGCCTTGTGTCCATCAACTGATACATACGCTTGGTATGACTTACCTCTAGGTTTTATACTCATAACGCCTCCAGTATTACTTCTGCACCCATGCCTACTAAAAAACAGACAAAGGTAAACAGTGCTGCTTCTAATAATATATTCATAATGAAATCCTCCTCGCTAACGCTCGACCTGTCTTAGTCACCTCGATAAACTTCTCATTACGTTTATCAGGGTTCTCGTATAAGGCGATCAGGTTTTGATCAACAAGCCACCTCATGTTCCTACTTGCACTGGCACTAGATGTATCCATCAAAGCACCAATGTCCATTACTCTCATGTCCTTACCCATAACAAATACGTTCTGTGCTATAAGTAAAAAACAATAGACCGTTTGTATACCCACCCACGGGTCAAACTTTCTGAATTCGTTTATTATTCTTATGTGTTCTTGTAAGCCTCGACCAGACAATACAGCCTCCCATCCAACTGATAAATACATCAGCTTTGTTCTTGCAGATTCTTGGTAGTAAGTACCTACCATACAAACACCAACCTACTGCTATTTCGTTTCGTAGAAACTTTATTAACATGTTTTTTCTCCCGTTGGCAAGCGCATTACTCCGTTAGTGTAGCAAGGTCAAGTACTATCGATTCAATTTGAATCACTTTATTTACTTGACTTGAATCCTGAATCCATTTCTCCTGTGGATAAACCCATAGCTAACTTATACATTAAATCTTCATCTACCCACTGAGGCGGACTAACTACGGGTTTTGGTTTGGGTAGATACTTGCCATACTTCTCATTGTACTCCCGTATGGCGGCATCAGGTACGACTATTCTATCCTCTTTGCACATAATCCCTCATCTCATTAGACCAATACAGGTCACTGCCATCATCAAGGCACTCAATACCCATGCCATTGTACTCATCCTCGTAATCTTCTACAAACTTTGCAGCTTCTTCGTAGCTTTGGAATGCTTGCTCGTGATAGCCTGTGTTGCTGCCATATGATACCAGATACATTACATTCTCCCTAGGTCAAGTTCATCGATAAGATGGCGTACTTGCCACCACGTAAATAAATATTCTTCAACTAATACAGCCATTAATTCGTTCGGGTTACTGCGTAGGTTGT